CTCCTGTATTTGATTATGTAAATTTTGATGCACTAACTAAACACGTTGCTGAACTTGTAGGGATGCCACAAAAATTATTAAAACTACAATCACAAGTTAATGCGGAAAGAGAAGCAGCAGCACAAGCTGCAGAACAACAACAACAAATGGCTCAAATGCAACAAGTTGCACAAGCCGGAGGAGCAATAGCACCACTAGCAAAAGCCTTGCCAGAAGAAGCACAAGCTGTAGCAAATTCTGAAGTGGAATAATATGGAAACAAAAGAACTGGAAAAATTCGTAAAGGGATTACAAAAAAATTATAAATTTATATTCAATACAGAAGAAGGCAAACAAGTCTTAACTGACCTTGAAAAAAGATGTCATTATCATTCTACCACTAATGTAAAAGGTGATAGCCATGAGAGTGCATACATGGAAGGACAACGTAGTGTCATTCTATTTATTAAATCAATGCTACGAAAAGATAAGGAAACATAAAATGTCAAATGAACAGATAACACAAGAAACTGTGCCTGTAGATCAAGCGACTACAGAGACAACACAACCAACTGCAACACCTACTACAGTTGCAAAAACAGATACACCAACATCATCTTGGAAAGATTCTATTAGTGAAGAGTATAGAGTTGATCCTAGTATAGAAAAATTTACAGAGATTGATGCGTTAGCAAAAAGTTATATCAATGCAACTAGAATGATTGGTCAAGATAAAATTGTAATACCTACAAAAAATTCTTCTCAAGAAGCATGGGATGAAGCCTATGCAAAATTAGGTAGACCAGAAACTGCAGATAAATATAATTTAAAAATTGAATCAGAAATTGTTAAGATGGATGAGAACGCAATCAAATCTTTTGCCGAACAATCTCACAAACTTGGTTTAAACAATCAACAAGCAGAAGGCATATTAGATTTTTATAAAAATAATATGGAAGGTACAGCTCAACAATCAAAGATTGATACCGAAACTGCACAAGCTCAATCTGAACAACAGTTAAGACAAGAGTGGGGTAGAGACTTTGATGCTAAAGTACAACAAGCTGGTGCATTAGCAAAAGCAAACATTAATCCAGAAGTATTAGATATGACTTTATCAAATGGCACTAGACTTGGTGATCATCCAGAAATTATAAAAGGTTTCGCAAAGATAGCAGGTATGATGTCAGAAGATAAAATTGTTTCAACTGAAAGCGAAAATGTAAATACATCCGCTGACATAGAATCTGAAATATCAGCTATTACTAATGACACTGATGGACCATACTGGAACAAACAACATCCAGATCACGATAAAATGGTACAACAAGTCTATACATTGAGAGAAATGTTATATGCAGATAAATAATCTTAACGATCAAGAGATTAGGTTAGAAATATTAAGATTGGTTAAAGAAACAGGCACAGAGTTTCAAAAAAATGATCCCTTGCCATTTGCAGAAAAATATTATAATTGGATAGTAGGTAAGAAAATTCGTAAGAACCTTACTGACAAGAAGGAATAGACTTCTACTCTAAAAGAGTTTAAATCCAAGAATTGCCTACTCATTTGAGTGGATAACCTTTCTGATTTTTTTTAAACAATAATAATAATGGAGAGACAATTATGTCATCACAAATAACTACAGCATTTGTACAGCAGTATTCTGCTAACATTCAAATGCTATCTCAACAAATGGGATCATTATTAAGAGACAAAGTCAGATTAGAAAGTGTTGTCGGAAAAAATGCTTTCTTTGACCAAGTAGGAAAAGTAACTGCTCAATTAAAACAGAGTAGACATTCGGACACTCCTCAAATAGATACACCTCATTCAAGAAGAAGAGTATCTCTTGCGGATTACGAATTTGCTGATCTTATTGATCAACAAGACAAAGTACGTCTTTTAATAGACCCTACATCATCTTACGCACAAGCCGCTGCTATGGCAATGGGTAGAGCAATGGATGATGTGATCATTACTGCAGCACTTGGTACATCATTTACTGGTGAGACAGGATCAACTTCAACTTCTTTACCAGCAGCACAAAAAATTGCTGAAGCTGGTACTGATGGTTTAACAATCGCTAAATTAAGAACTGCAAAAGAAAAGTTTGATTTAGCAAGTGTAGATCCTTCAATCCAAAGATATATGATCGTATCACCGAGACAGATAACTGATCTTTTAGGTACAACTTCTGTAACAAGTTCAGACTTCAACACTGTAAAAGCATTAGTACAAGGTGAAGTGGATTCGTTTATGGGGTTCAAATTCATAACATCAAACAGACTATCTATAGAATCTTCTAAAAGAAAATGTATTGCTTTTGCTTCTGATGGAATAGCTCTTGGTGTAGGTAAAGATGTGTCAGCTAGAATAGACGAAAGAGCTGATAAATCTTATGCTACTCAAGTTTACTATTGCATGAGCATTGGTGCTACAAGAATGGAAGAAGAAAAAGTTGTAGAAGTCAAATGCCACGAAGCATAATAGGAGGATATATATATGGCTAATTCGGTACAATACGCAAAAACTGTAGATACACCTTCTGTTAAGTTAGATACAACAGAACTACATGGTAGAGTGAGAGTAGCATACGCAGATTTTACTTCTGCTTCTGCTCAAGAAACTATCAATATGTTCAAGCTACCAGATGGTGCTAGAATAATTGGTGGAAGATTAAATCATGCAGCACTTGGTTCAAGCACAACTGTATCAGTAGGACACGCAGCATACGTTAATGCAGCAGGAACTACTGTAGCAGCAGATGTGGATGAATACAAAGCAGCAGCTAGTTCAGCTTCTGCTACAGGTTCAGCAGTTGCATCAACTACAGCATTGGGTGAAAACTCTGTTGTAGATGCACCAGATGGTTTAATTATCACAGCAACTACTGCTGGAGCAAATGCTACTGGACTTATCACAGTTCAGATAACATACGTTCTAGACTAGTAAATAGAATTTTAGGCGGTGGAAGCGAGAGTGGAAACCGCCTAGAGTGCATGAAGAAGATACAAGATTTAAAACCTGTATTACATTTTAAAAAAGATAATTATGTATATAGGTATGTGTTAGTTGATAGGTTCAAACATGATTCTAAATATCATTATGGATTTGATGCTAAAGAAGAGAAAACAGAAGAAGAAATATTTGCGTTAGAAAAAGATAGACAAATAAGACGTAAGTATATTATAAGGAAGTAGTATGGCATCAACAGTAGACATTTGTAATGGAGCATTAAATCAACTAGGTGCAACAACTATACTTTCCTTAACAGAAGATTCAAAAAATGCTAGACTTTGCAACTCAAGATTTACACAAGTAAGAGACGCAGTATTTAGATCACATCCTTGGAACTGTTTACAAAAAAGAGTTCAACTAGCATCATCAACAAATACTCCTGCATGGGGTTATAAGTTTCAATTTGATTTACCGGGTGATTGTTTAAGATTATTAAGAATACTAGACTTTGATTCAAACTATCAAGTAGAAGGTAGATCAATATTATCTAACAATGAAAGTATGAAAATTTTATATATATCAAGAATAACAGATGCCAATCAATATGACGAGTTATTAAGAGAAACTTTATCTGCAGCATTAGGTGCGGATATTGCTTATGCAATAACATCTAACAATACTACATCACAAAACATGATTGCTAATTATCAAGATAAATTAAGAGATGCTAGATTTGTAGATTCAACAGAAGGTCAAAACGTAATTCAAGAAAATGGTATGGCAGATACTATTGATGCCGGTACATTCATAAACTCAAGGTTTTAATAAATGGCTAGAGTAGCTGCACAACTTACAAACTTTACAGCGGGTGAGCTATCACCAAGATTAGATGGTAGAGTTGATCTAGCAAAATATCCAGCAGGATGTGCAACTGTAGAAAATATGGTTATCTATCCTCATGGTGCAGCAGCTCGTAGACCGGGTACACAATATATTGCACCAGTAAAAACAAGTAGTGCAAAAACAAGATTAATACCTTTTGAATTTTCTACAACACAAACTTATATTTTAGAATTAGGAAATCAGTATATTAGATTCTTTAGAGATAATGGTCAAATACTATCTGGTGGTTCTCCTTATGAAATATCATCACCTTATTTAACTGCAGAATTATTTGATATTAAATTTGCACAATCTGCTGACGTAATGTATATTACGCATCCTAATCACAAAACTAGAAAACTATCTCGTACAGGTCATACATCTTGGTCATTAACAGAGGTAGAATTTACTAATGGACCATATTTAGATACCAA